AATAATGCCCGTTTTCATAGAGCTTATAATCAGCCAACTCATCCGCATCCCCCATGAGAGAGTTCTCTCCAATTTTAAAATATTCGCTAATCAGTTGTATGTGGCGTTCGTGTACTTTTTTTTGGCCGGTTAATAGACTGCTTATTGTAGTCATTGAGTAGCCTATTTCTTCTGACAATTTTCTAGCTGTTAAGTTATGGCTTTTCATTAAGAGCTTTAGTTGCTCCTTGAAATGTTCTATCTGATTTTTGGTGTAGCCTGCCATGATACATTACAACTCCTTTTTCAATTATCAATTTCTACTGGATAGAATGTACCGAATGACTTTCTTAAAGCATTTCCTACCTGGATAGCTACCCCACGAGATGCGAATTTCATTGCTTTCTCTTCCTCAGAGAAAGAGACATCCAAACCAGTGGTCCCAACTACTACAGATTTTATGAATGGTTTTGCTTGTTTTGATCCATGTTTTAAAATAAACATCACTTCCCATCCTTTTCTAATTTCTGTAGCATTTTATTTTTTGCTTCCTCCAAAGCTTTTTTCTCTTGATCACTTGTTTGATTGGTATAATTTGGTTTTGACCAATCTGGAACGTTTGATTGTTGCTTTGTTGTTTGCCCTTTTGTTTTGCTTTCCTGAAACTTCCGTTCTCGTTCGTTTACTGCTGCAATTGATAACAATCCATCATTTTTCCAATTTTGCAAAATAGCTCTAATATAGCTGAAATTTCTTTTACCATTGTCAGCGGCTAAACTGATAGCTTTTAAGACTACATCTGGTTCCATACCATCCAGAGTGATGAATTCTTTTAAAGTTTCAAATTGGATTCCATCAATTGGTGAAATACGAGACTGATATTCATCTACGATGATTTTGAGCGTATTTTTCTCTAAATCTTTCTCTATTTCTTTCTCTATTTCTTTCTCTATCTCTATCTCTATTTCTTTCTCTATTTCTTTCTCTATCTCTATCTCTGGTGGATGTTCGTCCGACATTTGTCCGGACAAATGTCCCAACAATATTTTTTGTTTTTCCTTCTCAATTCTTCTGCGATAGTCACGCTTTCTATCAGCTTCCGTGTTCGATTTTCCGATAAATGATTCAATGTCTAGCATAAAAATGGCGCCATTGTCCAAAACATCAATTAGGTTCATTTCCTTGAATATGCTGACAGCTTTTTCTACTACTGCTACAGGATGCCTTGTTATTTTTGAAAGCATTTCAGAATTGAATGGGATTCGATCATTGAACATCAACTTACCATTGTTTTTCAATGACCTCAGATAGAGTTTGATCAAAATGTTAGAGTATAGAAAACCATCTGGCATGCTTTCCAAAATAATCATTTCATCACTGTCATAAAAATTTTCTTTCACTCTCAGATAGTAGTATTTCTTATTATCTGACATTTCATTCCTCCATTCTAGAATGGTAAACCATCATCAGGGATATTCATTTGATTACTCTCAAATGAAGGAGGCATTTGCTCATCCATAGAGTTCCGGTTGGCTGAATTGTCACGCTTCTCTAAACTTCTGAAACTATCAATAACAACTTCAGTGACATAGACACGTTGACCTTGCTGATTCTCATAGTTACGGGTTTGAATGTGGCCAGTGATGGCTACCAGGTTTCCTTTTTTGATCCAATTTGCAAAATTTTCCGCTAATTTCCGCCAAATCACACAATTGATAAAATCTGCATCATGTCCACCATCTTGATTTTTAAAATTACGATTTACAGCAAGCGTGAATTGTCCAACAGCTTGATCTTGAGATGTCCGATGTAGTTCTACATCACGAGTTAAACGGCCAATAAGTACAACATTATTAATCATTTTCCACTCCTTTCAAATCCTTTTCGTTTTTTAAAATCGCCTTCTCTTTCTCTATCAACCAATCCATGTGAACCTTTGCTTTCTCCAAGTCTTCAATCCCGTTTTTTTGGCGATAACAAAGAATATATTTTAGAGTATTGCCCAAATGATACCCTGTTAACTGTTCATCATTCATGAAGTTGCGATGAACATCAATGGCTTCAAGACCATTCCGCCCCTGGTAGTTTTTTGGATTGTGTACGTTATCGCTCATAATTCAGACATTCCTTTCACTGTTCTTTTTTGATGAATTTCTGACATTCTCTTATTCCACATTTCACGCTGATATTTTGCTGATTTGTAATGCTTCATTTTGGCTTTCTGGCGAACGATTACTTCACGCATCACATAGATTGCAAATCCTGAAAGTAAAATGTATGTTACAAAAGCTACTGCTAAAATAATTTCAATTGTTGTCATTTTCTTCTACCTCTTTTGTTTCTTTTTGCGGTAAAAGTTCCCGGTTGAATTTATTGATCATCACATCTTGAGCCTTATTGGTCTCTTTGATTTTTTCGATACTTTCGGCCCAATGACCTGTACTTTCAAAGTTCATTTGGACCGCATTGTCTAGATCCTTGATGTGTTGTTCTTGATCGTACATGATTTTCATTGCTGCGCCTACAAATAATAAGAGTAGTGCTGTAAGTGATAAAACAGTAATTTTTAATTGTTTTAAGCTCATACTCTAATCACCCCATCATTCTTAAAATCCAGAGCCATCTGATGAAGTTTATCTTCAAACTCGTTATTTGGCAATTTCATCAATTTGGCTTTTTCCTCTACTTTTAGCGGGCGATTGGCGTCTTGCCATTCCATCAATTTTAATAATCTTTTAATAGGATCCATTTCTTCTCCTTCAAATTGTGTTATAATTAAGTTATAGTTCTTTCAAAGTGCCTTTCTCAAGGCGCTTTTTTTATTTTTGCAAGCTTCGACAGAATCGCTGAACATCTTCCAAATTATACAGATACTTTCCACCTTTACCAGACTGTTGAAATTGAAACTTCCCTTGATCTCGCCATTCTTCAAGCTTGGTTCTGCCCCAGCCAGTTGCTTCCTGTAGCTGTTTGATCGGCACCCATGTAATATGTCTGCTTGATCTGCGCTTAGCTTCTTCCATAGCTTTGATGTTGAGTGAAACCAGTTCTTCAAAGAGTTTATCTTTAAATTCTGTTCCAAATAGTTCTAGGACCATTTTTAAAATCCTTTCTATTCTTTATTTTTCTTTTGTTCTATAGCTCTTAAAATTATTTCGTGAGCTATATCTTTTGTGAGCTTTTGTAACTTAATCAAAGCTTCACTATAAGTTTCTGATTGTTCAATTAGCCAGTCAGATAACTTTATAATTTCATCTTCAAAATCCATCTCAAGACCGATGACCTTTCTATATTATTGTGTTAAGTTACTACTGACAAAAAAATGATTAAATAAGACCTCTTACTCCTTATGAAAATCGTCTGTCAATTTCTATGAAAGGAGGGAATCTATGAATTACATTAATGAAATGTTGCCTAATGAAGTAAGTTTCTTGTCATATCGTTTTTCAACTTCAGGTGCAGACAGTGTTGATCCATCATCTAAACCTGTTTTAAAATTTGCTACAACAGTAGATAACGAGAAATTTATTGATTTCTTGTCAGTACATGAAAATGGTTTAGTTCTATTAGTTAAAAGTGAAGACAATGAAGTTTGGTCTAATAGAAAACCAATTTCCAATACTGTTGATGATAAACTTGTAATTACTTTTGAAAGTGAATAATCGAATCACTAAGTTTTACAGAAGTTTTCCCATCTTTTGAACTAAGGACTTGTTTTTTAACAAGTTCTTTTTTTAATTTCATTTTCATTTATTTCTCCTTATACAAATTTATTTAAGCAGAGTATTAGGAAATGATTGCTTAATTGATATCTCTTTAGGATGCTCTCGACCATTAATATAGTCGATTTGGATTAGAGTTTCAGGTACTTCGTCCTTGCTTGTCTCCCAAACAATGTTTATTCCTTGTAAACCGATATCTTCAGCTTGAAAATCAACTCCATTTAAAATAACGTGAGGTATGCTAGAATCACTGCTGATCTTAATTTCTAGATTTTCAATTTGCAATGTCTTTTTTAAAGGTTCGCTCATTTGTTTCTACCTATCCGACCAAACTCATCTGTCCGTTGCGGGCTTTGATTTCTAGCTTGGTATTTGCTGATGGCTCCCAACTATCCCAATAGTCGAAAGCTTTTTCCTCGTCCTTGCGCTTCAACAAATCATAGCGTGGAATACGGAAGTAATCCTTGAAATCTTTAGCAGCCTGAGAAAATACAGATTGTGCAAAATGTCGGTCACGGTATGCCTGGCTATCTTTACCACCTAGCAATGCCACTACTTTTTTCTTACGCATTTTTTCCAATGCGAGACAAACCGAAGGGTTGACCGGTTGCTCATAGATCGGAAGAGCACA